ATGAAGAGAGGGGGGTTTTATTGCGACCCCTCCCCCCCTACTTTACAATCGAATCTCTTGTATCGTTCTTTGAAACTTTGATCCACTTACCAAGAACATTTTCTTTTACAATCTCATCGATTGCATTCTGAATAGCCAATGCCTGGTCAGGTTCTGACAAATCACTTGACACATTAGCTATTCGATCCAGCATACCGGCTGTGTTGTAACCTTTCATTGTATCGTAAGCTAACCACTCATCGAACCTAGTGAAAGGATCGAATGGATTGTCAACTGTTGTCAACATGTACTCAACCATTGATACCTTCTTTGAGTGTAGTCAGTCCAACACCCAAATGATCTGCTACTTCCTGCTGTGTGTATCCAAGGTCCAGCATACGTTGAGCCTGAGCTATCTTACTGCTTGTCATCTTGGGATGGAACTTAGGCACAGCTAACTTCTTAACATTATCTGTGTTGGCGTTGTTAAGTATTCTTGTTAGCTTATGGGTACTGATAGCACCTGCTTGAATAGCATTCCACTCTGCCTCTGTGATAGTGACTCGGTTCTTATAGGCACCTGTTCTGAGGCGGGCTTCGTTCAGTGCTATGGTTCCAATCTTCTTAACATCTTCAGGCTCCATACCAGGGTTGGCCTGTCGTTTCATGGAGACCTGGTGGTTTGCTAGGAGCTGGGCTTGTCTTTCGAGGGGCGCATTCTTTTCAGCTATGTTTAGTTTCGCATTGAGGGATGCTACCTCATTTGCATACGTCTTCTTTGCAGAGGGGGAGTAAGGAATCGACTTGGTATTGACAGCTTCTTTTCGTGCCGTGTTAGCCAAGGCCTTAAGCTTAGCAGAATGGTTAGCATAAGTGATTTCCATCTTCGTACCAGAAGAAAGGCTAAATGGATCCTCAGTCTCGGCCAGCTTCTGAGATCGGATCTTCTTGACCTCGAGCTCACCGGTCTTCTTGTTAGGAACCATACGTCCAGTTAATTCATACATCTTACGACCAGTAACTGGATCGATCTTAGGATTCTGCTTTCTTTCAGGAACATAGATGGGAGACTTTGCCCTACTGATTAGAGTAGCTGCACCAGTTCCTTTTCTCCCGGGTATTGTCTGGTACTTCTGCTTCAGAGCAAGGATACCGTTATCTTTTTCAGACTGCCGGTAATCTAGCTGATGCTTCTCTGCATCAATAGCCACCATTGAATGTCTGACAGCTCGAGCAAGTTCGCTTGAGTTGGCGCCATGAAGAGACATGTCTGTGATCAGATTGGAAACCTTGCCCATCTCTTGCTGCTTCTGACCATTAGTAACTCGTGGAATGTTCGACCCCTCAGGAATCTTATAGACCATCGGATCAAACCCCTTGAGTTCTTCAAGGGCGGGGGTTGTTTTTACAGACTTGTTTTTGTTCGAGATAACAAGAACTGTATCGCCATCGAAATCCGCACCAGACAAATGCTCTGCCACTCGATGATTAACTCCGACTGCATCCATGTCTGGACTTGGCGGCATCAATTTTCGAGCTTCTGGATTTTTATTGTTTACCGTCAATTCTGGAATTTCGAAAGTGCCGCCATGAGGATAGCGAATAAGAACAACTCGTTCGCCATTCCTGAAACTAGGCGCATAGATTTCGTTATCCTTCATCGACGGAACAGGAAGTAGAACTCGACTTGCTGTCCTTGGTAGCGCAGCTGCTTTCATGTGTACGGATGCAGCATCGGTTTCATCAGCAAACTTCAGAAGCAGATCTTTACGAACGGTTGGGTTAGTCAGAGCATTGAGCTCGTTGAAATCTGTAAGACGACGTTCCATCGTCAAATCCAACTGCTGCTGAGCAAGAGTGACATCCTGCTTAGACAACACCTGAGTAGACAGATTCTTCGACCAATTGTCCCAAGCACCTTCTTCGCCAGCGCCAAGCTTGGTGCCGACGATGTTCATCGCTGATGTAACTTTGCCATCTTCGCCATGGACCTGATGAATGATGGATCCAAATGGGCTATCTGGATCATCCGCTATTTCTTTCATAGCATCTTTCTTCCTACCAGTACTAGACTTGTTTGTGTTGAACACGAGATCTGTACCTTCAGGAAGATCATCTTTGTATACTGCCATGCCTTTCAGATAATGTGTCCCGTCAACCAGAACACGAACCTGAGCATAGTTTCTACTTCCGATAGAAAGATCCTTCACACCAGGACGAACGTAGATCACACCATCAAGCTTATCGCCACCAGTCTCCTTGTAGTTGACCGCGATTCTCTTTGAATTAACTGAAATAGGAGGCTGAATTTTCAGATAGCTTCGACCGTGATCTTCTGAGTAAGCCTGAATCTGTTGAATCAAATGTCGATTTCTCTGTGCATATTTGAGATCAATCTCAGGCTTTGCCAATACTTTCATGGTCGTATACTGACCCGTGCCAAGCTGTCGAATCTTAATGTTGAAAACGTTATAGCCTTCTTCTTTCAACATAGCAACGGCAGTTTGAAGACGAGTTGTTGTAACAGCAAGCTGTGCTTCGACACCTTTTCCGATATCGACCATACTCTTCTTGTCTACTTCATCTTTAAGCTGATTCGCCGTAACATGAAGAGCGTTGGCTTTGTCCTTTTCGCCAGGAGCAAGATAATGTCGAACCGAGGATTCATTGATACCCATACGAGCTGCGATTGCCGTATTCGACCAACCTCGTTCTTTATACCCTTCAATTTGACGAATAGTACTCTGCTTTTGCTGCTGACCAGCAATGGACTTGGCTGCGCGAAGTTCGGTTGTCGTGATTCCAACGCCTCGAGCAATCTCAGCTTCGGACAGCCCTTCTTTTCGAAGACCATCCACGTAAGAGAGAAAGTCTCGATTGCGCCGATCTTGCGTACCACCGGAACCCCAAGGATATCGACCCGACTTTCGAAGGATGCCGTAATGCGCGAGATGTTCTTCTTGTGTACGAATCACGTTTCCTCCTCCAATCGTCGATGGGTCAGAATCTTATCGAAGTCACGAATCCGACGCATGATAAACAAAATGTCTTCTGGATCAACGTCAAACATGACAACCTCGTTATCTTGATATATGCGCAAATCGTATTTGATATCGAGTGGATTTTTGTCATACTCCAGACAAAAGAGTGCGGCATACACTTCGAGTTGATGGGGTGATCCAGGATATACACCAGTTTTCAGATCGTGAATTCGAAGAGTGTTGTATCGGAAACAGATAGCATCTGCTGTTCCAAAACAATTCTCGGAGTAGTAGAGAATCTGTTCGGTAGCCATTCGATACTTGATAGCATCATTAATGTACAAACCGATAGTTCCCACTAGATTCGAAAGCCGACCTGCTTCGATTTCTCTTTGGGCGTAGTCATGTTGCGCAGTACCATACGCCATAGCTTGAGATGCAACCCAACGTTCAACTAATCGTTCGGGCGTGTAATTAATCCAGTGATAACTACTGGGACTGAGAAACGCGTGTTCGCCTCGGAGATGTAAATGCTTGTTGAAGTGCATTCAAAACTTCCTCTTCATTTTCAGGAAATATAAATGCAGCAAAAGACATTTCATCTAGCTTGTTAATAAAATGGACTTGATTGGGATGAGCATAAAATTCACCAGCAGCTTTAACTTCTAATGAAGCCCAATACTTTTTCCAAAGAAGAATTAAATCTGGAACGCCTTGCTGATATGACGAATCATTTTTCATTACAACGCAACCTGGAAACATTACCTTAAGTCTCTTGATCAATTTAGCTTGGTATTGATTTTCAGTCATGGCGCAACCCATCTACCATTAAAGCGTGTCGATGAGCGATCGTTGTTCGTTGAAGTCGGAGCATGGGTAACCGTACCGGTACCGCCTCCCTGATTCATAAAACCTATAATAGAATCGCCCGCAGCACAACGTATCGTTCCGGCTAGATTAAACGATCGACGCTGACCACCGCCACCACTACCAGGCTCCTGTCTCTGTACCCAAATCTCGCGAACTGGCGTTGAGCCGAGAGTTCTAATACCAACGTTCGCAATTGTCATACCAGCAACCCAAGTAGCAAGAAATGTAAGATCAACCGTAATGGCATAAAGACCAGCTTTGGGTACTACAACACCGCCAGCCGGTGATGTTGTACCATAACTGAAATTTGCTTCCTGTGAATCCCAACCAGTAAGCGTTGCGTCGACACCGGTTCCAAGAGAACCTGAAGTCCAACGTATAAATGACCACCAGGGTCGCGAGGCAAGTTCGGCCTCAACTGCTTCGGCAAGGGCTTGTATATCGAGTGGACTGTTTCGTCCATCACCTTTAACGGGATAAGGAAACCCATAAGTAGGAGTTGCTCCTGATCCCATTACTTAGCCCTCCTCTCAAGGATCTGAAGTCGAGCATTAAGATCTTTCACAACATGAAGCAAAGCAACAGAAAGAAGATCATATCGTATTCCGTCGACTTCATCCTCGAAATACACAACAAGTTCAGGGACACACTGTTCGACTTCATCTGCAATCAAGCCGTATGCATCCGTCTCGCTGTCATCCTTGCGATCGTACTTAACTGGCCGAAGTGCGAGAACAGCATCGGGATCGATTTCGTGTGATCGAATGTTCTTCTTATACTTGCGAGCAGAAACATTTCGACCGAATCTATTGTTGTTATCCATCCAGACGGCAAAGAACCCACCACCTGAAACAGAACGACTATAAGTGTTGTTACTTGGACCACGAGTGTAAGGACTAATGTTTACGCCCTCATCATCGTGGTTACACTTATTTCCAACCTTAGTGTCAGTTTCACTCTGTGTGTAATAACGACCATCATGATCATGTGAGGATGGTGGGAACGTGGAGGGCTTACCTGTGATCTGACCCCAAGTATGGGTATGAGTTATCGACGCATACGTATCATCGGTAAAACTCTTATTTACTACATGTTCATCCGCAGCTGGATCTGGTACCGAAAGGTACCCAGTCATCGAATCGCCAGCTTTATGAATAAGAGTTGTCGTGTCGACAGTTGGTCCTGGAGGACCTTCTGGACCTGGTGGTCCTGTGATGTTACCCGCGTCAGTCCACTTTGTGAGACTGTTATTCGGGTTGGGTCCGTTGTAAACCCAAAGATGACCCGTATCTGAAGTAATATAGCCTTGACCGGCTATAGGAGCCAACAGCAAAAGATCAGTTGAAGTAGGAACATCACCAACGATAGAAACAGACTGACCTGGAGCACCTTTAGGACCTGTGGGCCCAGCGGGACCGGTTGGTCCTATGGGTCCTTGTGGACCTCCGGGATCACCAGTATCACCTTTTGGACCTGTAGCCCCGATCGGTCCAATCGGTCCAGTAGCACCAGTAGGTCCTTGGGGTCCCGTAAGTCCTGTTGGACCAATTGCACCTGTAGCTCCAGCTGGACCTTGGTCTCCCTGGTCACCCTTAACCCCCTGTGCTCCTGTAGCGCCTGTAAGGCCGATT